AACGTGTTCGGCCTTGATGGGGAACCTGTCAGACACGACCAACGGGATTTTCTTGTCAACAAGCCACTGAGGATATGCTTCAGGATGCTCAGAAAGATTATCGTGTATCTCAAACAACCTATCGTACCGAGGATGCCGGTCAGCCTGATTGCCAAGCGCCCAAATCTCGAACGAGTCATCATTGAACGGGGCCAATTTAGACGAAGGAGAGCCGCCGACAATCGCAAGTTTCTTCACTTGAACAGCACTCCTATCTCGCTTTCCAATACGCTCTTTTTGGAATCGCAGTAACTAGCAGAATCTGTGCGGTCTCTAATCATCACCGCGTCAAAGTCACCAAGGGAGCCTATTAGCTCTAAAACCTCGGAGTTTGCACTATCCCCTAAGACATAGTGCGCGTTGTAGCCATCTGATTGCAGAGACTCAACGCAGTCAATCAAGTCAGTGTCGCCGGACACAGAGACATAGAACCCAATCTTGGGAAGGCTTCTTACAATTCGGCCGAAGGTGTCGCCATGCCTTGCTCCTATCTCTAGGTAAGACGTAACGCCACCTTCTACCAAAACGCCAACCAAAGCAGATATGTCACTTTGGCTGGCCTGACTGTTTACGTTATCCAACATATCGAGCCTTTGCAGGTCGGCCGCGCTTAACCACTGTTTCCACCTTTGGGGCTTCCACTTCAGCGCCTTCCGTTACAGCCTCAAAGTAAGGATTCCTTGTGAGCTTTTGAATGCCAACAGGGTCGCTTACTTCTGACGGTATGCCTCGAACAAACTTCACGCCGTAGCACTCAGTCGTTTCTGGCCCTTCAAAGTCGATATACTTGAATTTCATAATCAGTCCACGTAGTACAGCAGTTCCAGAGTAACGTCACCAGCGGCATTTGTAGCGGCATCCTTGATAGTGCCAATTACATTCAATGCGCCGCCAGGATCAGTTGATTGACCGCTCACATACTCCCATGCCAGTTTGCCGCGATTCTCAATGCCCTTTACTACAGAAGTCGCAGTCAGTGCGGATGAAATCACAAGGCCATCATTGATTGCATCCGGGTCAGCCGTGATATTGCCATTAACCGGCGCAAGACCGATGTCAAGCGTGGGGCTACCAGATGTCGCAAGGTCATCAGCCATGATCTGACTAATGCCCATAATGCGAGCATTTGACGGAATGTTGCCGAAGTCAATGATTGTGCCCGATGCCGAAGCAGGGAGCGCAATCGTCGCCAGAAGCACCTTGGGGGTGTACGCAAGACCATTGCCAGCCACAAGGCCGGAGGTATTACGCTTTTGCGTTGCTGTTACAGTAGCCATGGTTCAAGCTCCTTATGCGTCAACAGCGGCAGATGTGAAGATAGTCACAAGGCCGTGTTGCTTGTTGTTGAAGAACGTCTTGCGAATATCGTGCTTCAGCACTACCGCAACACCCGGCTGGAACTCGTAGTCATGCAGCTTGTCCACCTTGATGCTTGGACGCATACCGAGGCCGAAAGCCACAGCCTGCTGACCGCACAGGAAGGAAACGCCGACACGCGAACCAGAGTCGCCTGCATCATTCAGGCCATCGGCAGTAGCATCAGCGCCCCAAGGAGCATTGCCAGCAGAATCGCCATCGATAAACTCGCCAATCTCTGGAACTTCAATGTGCCAGACGTTGTCATACAGGAAGCCGCCGCCTTCAAAGATCGGCTTGCCTTGGCCAACTACTTCGCGCTGAGCTGCCTTGATGGTAGTGTCAGCGGCCAGATTGCGGAAGGCATACGGATCGTGGAAGCAGATGAACATTTCCTTGTCACCATTCACTTTCACCGGACGGATGCGCGGAGAAGCCTGCTGAGCAATGCGCTTGGCAATACCCATAAGGCCAGCGGTCATCTTGTCGCTTGTGGTGTCAATAGCGGCCAAAGAGCTTGTGAAGTTGCCTGCTACGGTGTTTGACTTCGCAGCACCGAACAGAATGCGGTCGGAGTTGTTAGTCAGCCATGTGTCGAACGCGCCAGCAGCAGTGGAGCCGTAGTTGCTGTAAGTAGTGCCGTTGTAGACAGCGCCCATTGCGTTCAGGATGTCGTTGCGGGTTGTTTCCATTGCCCAATCCATCAGCAAGGGACGCGCAGCAGTCATCAGGTCGTAAGCGGGCTTGTCCAGCTCCTCCAGATCGAACTCAACAGCGTTTCGGCGGTAAGTAGGAGTTACAGTCATGCCGTATTGGCTGACTTGCTCGCCGTTACCACGAAGCGTTGCAGAGCCAGAAACACCGGCACCTTTAAGAGAGGTAATCAGCGGGATATTGATCTGCTGCTTGCCTTCCTTGATGACCACAATGTTATTGCTTGACGTACCAGTGTACGGTGCAAAACGTGATTCACGCACATACTCACGGAAGAAATCCGCAAGGTACTTCTTTACCCGATTGTCACTAGGGACAGTTGTGTTAGCCATGATAAAACCTCATTAATTCAAGTTTCAGCGGCCTAGAATCGACTCCAGGGACAAGTCCTCTGCGTCTGATGTTCCGCCGCCAACGGAAGTTGTTTTGGCTAGTGATGGCACTTTCTTTTTCGGAGTATCCTTCGACAATTCAGCAAGCAATTCCATCCTGATCTTCTCCCGATACTTCACGGGGTCAGACACTTCTTGCAGGAATTCATGCTGCACCGCCGTTTCATACGCAAACTTTGCAGGATTGTTGGATTTACGCATCTTCTCTATCAGGCCAGCGTCAGACTTCGCCAATTCAACGAAAATCTTCTCTTTGGCCTCATAGTCCGGCTTTGCTTCCTTCATCAGGTCTCTGCTGAAGTTGGTGAGCTGGATAAATGCCTTTTCCTCTGCGCGGGCTTCAAGTTTACTCAGTACAGCTTGCGGGTCGGCAAATAGGTCAAGGTCTTTCTCCTGCTCCTTTGTCGGCTGACCACGCTGCTCAAGCTCTTGCAACCTTCGCTCTAAATCCTGGCGCTTGCGCTTCTCGTCAAGATAAGCCACTTTCGCCCAGTTCGGTTCTCCCGAATCTGTTGTGACCTCTTCGCTTTCATCATGCCCCGCAGTCGGGCCTCCTTCCTCGGCTTCTACGGTCTCTTCTGAATTATCTTCAGTCTCAACCTCCGCCACTTCTTCCTGTTCTGCCGTGACTTCTTCAGTTTCCTGTTCGTCTCCGATTAGTGCGTCAAGCTCACTCATAAATCCTCACTTGCCCGTTGTCCGGCATCGACATGCTTGCCCGTTCCTCGGCATCAGGTTGGCGAAACTCGCCACATACTCGCAATTTTAGCCAATATCAGGTCGAAATGCTAGTTACCCTTGCAGGGTTGGTGCCAATGATCAGGTTTTCCAACTGCTGATTGATGGCTTCCATGTTGATCTTTCCGGTAGTTGCAGCGTTCTTCTCAATCTCAGACTGAGCCTTTGCAGCGTTGATAGCTTGGGTTTGTTGATTCTCCTGAGCCTTGATCTGCATGGCCTGCTGATTCTGAGCCATCATCTGCTGTTCGCGCTGCTTGATCTCCTCGATGATTCCGTCCTTGTCCCGAATCTGCGAAAGCTCAAGCAATCGGCTGAAAGGCACTTCAGGGCGAGAGGCGGCAAGCTGCACAAGAAGCTGGAATTGCTCTTGCTGAGTGTTGATGGCATCAGGGGCGTTCTCCAGAATAATGTCCATGTCCAATTCAGGGACAGGATTCTTCACTGTGATGACTTGCTGAAGCCTTGGGTCTTGGGCTTGTGTTAACGCCTGAAGCACAGTTGCCGCGCCAAGTCTCTCGGCTTGTGGCTTGGACGTATCCTGAGCAATGTCAGTGAGGAATTCTTGCAGAGTAACGTCAATGTTCAGCCCTATCCATTTCAGAGACTTGTAGTCGTCCGTCACCCGAACCCACTTCTCGGTAGTCCAATGCTGTTTGATTCGATGCCATACCTGACGGTAGACGCGGGTTTTCCAGTTCAGCAATGCGTTATACAGCGGCAAGGTCTCAAGCATTCCGCCCTGCTGCAATAGGCTGATTGCTTTGCCTGATTGTTCTGCCGCTCCTTGCCCGGCCAACTGAGAGTTGAAGGAAGTTTGATTCATTTCCTCCTGCGCCTGCTGAAGTAGCGCAAATTGCCCGGTAGTCATGTCTCCGGTTGAGAGGATGTCAAAGTCGCCTTTCTCGCCTTCGTATTCAACGTGCCCATCAGGCTTGGCTAGCTCACGCTTCATCGACACCACATCTTTGATGGCTCCCTTTCTTCCAGCCGTTTGGCGAGAGGACAGAAGGTGCAATGCCTTCGAGCGCCTGTGGTTGATCTCGTCTTGCAAGTCAATCATGTAACGCACTTCGCCAAAGCGCTGATTCTCGCGGTCGATGTACGCGCTGATAGCCTCAATAGGGCATTCTGGCTCGTTGTTCTCGTCCAAGTATGGGGAATCTTCAGGATCGCTCAAATAGCCCGTAGACGTGAAGAAACACATCTTCCAGCCACCTTCTTCAACGTAAAACTCTTGAGCAATCCTCACGCGCTTGCGGTTCTTGCCATCCACCCAGCTAGGCTTGTCAGACAGTGTCTCATCAATGGCGTTATCACCAATGGCTGTATCAATGACATCCTCATAGCCTGGAAACTTCTCTTTCGCGTCCTCGGCGTCCATCCAGATAATGATTCCCATGTAGCGGGCGTCTTTGAAGTCAAGCCGTCGAGAATACGGATCGAAGTAGAAGCGATCCCAATCAATGCCGATAATGTCCACATCTTGCTCGCCTTGGGCGTTCTCGGTTGTTTCAATGATGCACGCGCCGTAACCCTCAACGAAAAGGTTATCAGCCACTTCCAGCTCGATATCATCAAGCCTTGTTTGGTCTGCCACATATCGCAAAGCATCTGTGATCGCGTAGGAGGCTGACTCGTCCTTCTTGTTTCGTGGATAGGCTTTAGGGTCGGTCTGCCTCTGGATAAGCAAACCTTTCAGCCCTTCGACCTTGGGCTTGATTCGGTTGTTAGTGATGGGGGCTTGTCGCCTAGCCTTCAGCTTGGCAATCTCAGAATCTGTCCACTGATACCCGTCCTTATAGTCGCGGTCGCGCTCAGACAGCTCACGGGCAGTCTGCGTGTCGTTAAGGAATTGCTCCACGCGCTTAACGTGGATATCGTGTGAATCGCCCTTGTCTTTCTTCTTCAAGCTACTTTCCATGATCCTTCCTCGTCGAATTCGTTGTCATAAATTGCAGCCTCCCACGGGTCGGTGGGTCGCTTGGTAACAGGCACGCTCGCGCTTTCTTCACGCCATGCGATTGAAAGGTATCTGAAGCCGTCTGCATAGTGACTCGTCCAATCGTGTTTGGGAGAAGCCCTGAGAGATACTTCGTCCCTTTGAACCTCTCGCTGATACTTCCTGAGAGCCTTCAAGCCTTCAGCGGTTCCAGCCTTGTCAAACCAGCAGCGCGGGAATGTCGTCCTTGCTGCCATTATCCCATCTTCGAGACTAAGGCCTGGTACGATTCGGACCACAGTGTCGCCTATTCCAAGCGCCTTGCTTAGTTGCTGCTGTACTGACTTGCCATGCGCTGCTAATGTCTTTGCTCTGGCATCATGAGGAAGCCAGTGAACAGCGTATTGGTATTCTTGCCTGTGCTTGATCGCTTCAAAGTCTATGCTGTCGTATCGCCCGCCTTCCTTGACGATTATCTCCCCGTCCACAATATCAATGGTAACTGGCCTGCCTAGAATCTGACTTGCCAGCTCTGAAGGTGAAGACCCTGAAATGGCGTAAGACTCGATAATATGAATCTCCCCAGATACCAGTTGATACCACCAGATTGCGGTGTCGTCAGTTCTTCCCAGGTCCCAAGCGGTGTAAACCTTGGTTTCAGGGTCGAAGGGTACATCTGTGATTCTTCCATCTTCATAAGCTTGCCTCAGTTGATTGGCGTAAATGGCACCTGTTAACCATTGCCTGCACTTGCCTTCCCATACGTGGTCGTATGAATCAGGGTCTCGCCGCTTCAGGTCTAACCTCTCCTGCTCAAGCACAGCAGGGAACCACGGATTGTCCTTGTAGTTGATCTGTACCACGATGCAATCAGATGGCGGATTGACCACAAACCTCTGATAGGCTTCGTCGTCTTCAAACTCAGGGTTGAACGATACCCATATTTCCGAGCCTGGCTTTCTAATCGTCGGCGTTAAAACATCCCACGAACGTTTAGACACCGTGTTCGCTTCCTCGACCCAACAGTAATCAGCGCCTTCATATGACTTGATCCCATTGACGTTAAGCCTCAAGCCCTCAAAGCCAAACTCTGTCCCGTTCTTGCCAACTATCGCAGTGTTAGTGCAGCGGTAGAAACTTGTCAGCCCAAGCGCGTCAATCTGATCCCTGAGCAAGGCCATTACCGAGTCTTTTATGGAGCTTTGAAACTCTCTCGTACACAACACTCGAATCTTTTTGGACGCGCCAATAAGCAAAAGGGCTCTTGCTATGCCCCATGACTTAGCACCACCCCTGCCGCCGTAGAACACCTTGTAGCGAGCTGGCTTAAACAAAGCCTGAAGCTTTACAGGGAATTCGATTTTACTCATTGGGCGGAGTTACGAAGGAGACGCTAAACGTAATAGGGGCCCCGTCAGCTCCAGAAAGCTCCTGCTGCAATCTCTCTGAGTACCCATGCTTTGCCATGATTAGCTTGCTGATAGTCGGGTTCAGGTCGCCTGAAAGAGAGCCATTTATAAGCCTTCGCTCCTGAGAGTTAAGGCATTGAGCAACAATGTCGGAAAATTCTTGCTTTTCTGGGTCAGATGCCCATGCGTATACCGTATCTCTGCTGATTCCTATCTCGCAAGCAAGTCCCGCTATTTGGGGGATAACGTCTCCACAGTCAGCGTAGCCGCCTTGGACGTACAAGCGAGCCTTTCGGCATACTTCGTCGCTGTATTTGCTTGGGCGGCCTGCTGGCATTACTCTATCCATCCATAATCATAGGTGCCAATGTCTTGAGGCTCGATGACTCTAATCAGAAGGGTGATTGATACTGATTGAGCACCGTCGATAGCCTTGATGACAATACGGGCGCGGGTTGGTGTTGTAGCCGTGATGACGCAGCGAGTCAGGTTTGTGGTTGTAACCGGAGTACCGAGAGATACGTCACCAGACTTGAGCGTCCA